GAGAATGTACTATTGTAAAGTGAAGGGGGAATTTGTAGCTCCCCCAGTGGTAGAGAAAGAGTTGTTTGACCTGCGCATGGGTCCCTTTGGTGATAAAGTAGTGAAGATGGTTGGACATGCCGCCCCCGTAACCCTGGACCAAGTGGTCGAGATGTATGAGGGCCGTAAGAAAACCATTTACTTGAATGCCAAGGAGCGATATGAGATGACAGGGTGGAACAAGAAATACCCATGGCTGAAGGCATTTGTAAAAATGGAAAAGGTGAATCCGGACAAGGCACCCAGATGTATTCAGCCACGCGACCCAGTCTATAACATCCGAGTTGCGGCATATATAAAGCCGCTGGAACACCGTATATATAAGGCAATTGACAAACTATATGGTGACGGCCCCACTGTGATTAAGGGGTACAACTTGGAAAGGGTGGGACGCATAATGAGAGGAAAGTGGCGTAGCTTCAACAACCCGGTGGCGATCGGGTTGGACGCCACAAAGTTTGATATGCACGTGAGTAAGGAAGCACTTGAATGGGAGCATTCAGTGTATAACCGCATATTTAGGGATAAAGAATTGGCGGCCCTACTCAAGCACCAAATTTACCAAAGAGGTGGTGCTCGGTGCAAGAATGGACACCTTAGTTATAAGGTGGTTGGAAGGAGGGCAAGTGGTGATATGAACACTGCCCTCGGTAACTGTCTCATCATGTGCGGCTTAGTGTTTGCTTATAGCCGCAGTAGAGGCGTGCCTGTTAAGTTGATGAACAACGGTGATGACTGCGTAGTGATGATGGAGCGCAGCCATCAAACCGCATTCATGGAAGGGTTGGACGATTGGTTTTTGGAGATGGGGTTTAGAATGACCATTGAGAAACCTGTGTACCAATTGGCTGAAATTGAATTTTGCCAGATGCGGGCCATTGAATATGGATCCGGCCAAATTATTATGGTTCGGAATATACCAGTTGCTCTACGCAAAGACTCCTTGATAACTGTTGATGTCTCCAAGCCCAAATTATTGCAGGCTTGGATGACGGCGGTAGGAAGAGGAGGATTAAGCATGACTGGTGGTATCCCCATAATGCAAAATTTCTATCGTAGGCTAATACATTTAGGTGGTGGTGTGACCAATAATGTATCCAAGCAACTAAACAGGAACAGCGGCATGCATATGTTGGGACAAGGAATGGACAGAGCGTTTAGTGAGCCCACGGCTGAGGCTAGACTCAATGTGTTCATCGCTTGGGGTATAACCCCAGATGAGCAAGTAGCACTCGAAAATTATTACGATTGCTACACAGTTGAGGAGTCCGCTGTCGTGGGTGTCGATAGTCTTGCTAACCACAATGTCCTATTCCATACGTTATCACGGTAACTATTGTGGCCCCGGGTGGTCCAATGGCAAGCGTCAGAGCTCAGTAATCGGTGACACACCACCCGTTGACGACTTTGACGCAACATGTATGTTGCATGATGCAACGTACGCCACTAGTCAAGAACCCAGTGTATTAACACGGGCTGACTATGAATTTGCAAAGTCCAACCTTGCCAGTTTAAACCCTAAGCGGATGATTGCTGGAGCGTTGGTTGGCATGCAAGGCCTACTACGGGGTAACGATAGTAATATCGCAACCAACCAAACCAAAATGACTAATTTACGCGGAAGTACCGCTAAACGACCAAAAACAAACAAACAGACTAGTAATGCTGGGGCTCGCATATCAACGGTTCCAGCATCATATGGGTTTTCCCTGAAGATGACGCCACCCAAAGTACGTCGAAACGGAGATACTGCTCACGTAACCGGTTCCGACTTTGCTGGGTCCTGCTATACAACGAATACGGCCTTTTATCAGCCCGCAGCGTCCATCTTCTTGAATCCTGCCTATTTCCAGAATGCAATGTTGGGCAGTATGGCACGCGCTTATGAGAAATTTAGATTTGTCAAGGCCACCGTGCATTATATACCATCAGTGCCAACATCAACCCAGGGTCAGCTGGTAATGTGTTCCACACGAACTGTCAAAGAGCCATTCTTTGATGGGGCTTCATCAACATTCCTTAGCAGGGCCTTATCTCAAGGAAATGCATTGGCTACACCACTCTGGAAAGAAGCCGGGCTTGACGTGCCCTGCTCTGGTGAGTGGTCAATTGTAGATGCCTTGATCGACTCTGACCTAGACGACTGCATTCAGGAAGAAGTACAGTGCTATGCTACCTCAGACTATACCGGTGTTGCTGGCATATTCATGTTACATTATGAAGTGGAGTTTAAAGATCCGTTGTATACGTACCACCCCACTTTAATCCCAGTTCCAATTGGTAACGGCGCAATTACCACTGCAGCTGATAACAGTGCGGTGAATGCCGTGGGAGATGCTATAGCATTGACCCAACTGACTGGACCTAACTGGGGGTCAAATAATGGAGCAGTCTTCCGACTTGTGTTTAGACAGGAAGCCAGCACGATACCGACTCCGCCCGCAGCGTGGGGATTGGTGGCCAACATACAGGACACCGCCGCCACCACCTCTGTTGCCGTAGGCACACACCAAATCAATGTCGCCTTGAACACTGGATCAGTACTTTATGGCAAATTGATAAATGGTTCAATGTATCTCTATTCCGACTATGATACTGCAGTGGCTGGTGCTCTGGCGGGTATTCTAAATTACAGGGTTGCAACTACCGCTGGAGGTGTGTGGGCATTCCACATCCATATGGTGCGCATGGGTCCTAACCTGCGCGTTTCTAATCAATAATCACTCTCTCAAGCTACAAGCGATTCGCATCGCATGGAGGGCTGCCTTTAGCTCTATGCTTGGCCGCTATCGCTGTGTGCTTAGGTTCACATGGCGTAACTACGGTGAAATATTCCGAAGAGGAAATAAACATAAAAATCGACATAAACATAAAACTGAAAACAGCAGGCCTAATGAGCCGCAATGATGATGGGGATATAGAGGGACGGTAGTGGCCTGGACGCACCAGGTGGCAGTACCGGATTTACCGAACAAGGCTGGTTACCTTTGTCGTTCCTCTTCCGTGCGCACATCATCATACATATCGTGCGTTGGTTGTATATATTGTATGTATAGATCTTCTACTATTTTCAATCCTCAAAAGACACCTAGTCTCCTAGTACATACCCACCTGCCCGTGGTACGGGCACTCTGGCACCGCTAATGCCAGTTTAAACCTCACCAGAGTGTGAGTGATCCCAGGTCCACCATCGCGAGATGTGTGGGGGCTGCCGTGGGGGTTGAGCAGACAAAAGCATATATACCAATCAGGC